ATTTCATCAGATTATGTCTTTGTTAGAGCAAGAAATAGTGAATTTAATTACTCTGAAAATCCTAGTTTTATTTCGGGATCTACAGGTGAAGTTATTTATTCTCAATTTATAAATGCACCACAAACATATATTACAACTGTTGGGATGTATAATAATATGAATGAACTTGTAGCTGTTGCTAAAATGTCAAGACCATTATTAAAAGATTTTACCAAAGAAGCTCTTGTTAGAGTTAAATTAGATTTTTAGGATGAATGAGTGTTTACAAACCATTTACTACAGCAGATTTAATAGTTACTCCTTTTGAAGTAAACAAATCCTTTTCATTTAAAGGTGAAGACTTTATTAATTCTAATATTGGTATTGAAAAATATATTGGAACAAACATCCAAGATGCACTATGGGTCTCTGGATCTAATAATACAGGTCAATTAATATTAAATAACCAACAGTTAGTATATAATTCAATAAAACAATTATATTATTCTAATTATTTACTTTCTCCTTCGGGGTCACCGGCTTCCACAGCTTCTTTTACCCCAACCCCATTTATCCCAGATTTTGAAACTGCAATTTCAAGAAATGTTTTAACAGGTAAAGGAAATACAACAAATTATTATAATTATTTAAGTAGTACAATAAATATTAATAGAACATTTCCCACAGAATCTAATGCTAAAATAGGAGTTATTTCTATCCCATCTAATCTATTTGGAGAATACCTAAAACCAGGTAGTTTTACTATTAATACTAAATCAGGATCTATAATAGATGATACTGAAGGTAATCTACTCTATAATAGTTTAGAATATTCAGCTTCTAAAGTTCATGTAGGAAATATAATTTATGAACATGGAATGTCTATAATAATTTCAAAATCAATGGGTTCATATGGAGATGAATTTTTTAACATATTTAATAGTTCTTCTTTTTTAACTTGTTCTTTTCAAAGTAATATTACAATATTTGAATCTCAATATAAATGTACTGCTAGACCTGATGAATTTTTATTCTCCCAAAACCCATCAATCATATCAGGAAGTAATTCATGTCCTAAAAATATAACAAGTACATTATATAATTTTGCAACTGGTTCGTATTTTACCCCATATGTTACTACAGTAGGGTTATATAACAATAATAAAGAATTAGTAGCAGTTGGTAAATTAGCACAACCATTAGATATGTCTGATACAACAGATACAACTATATTAATAAACTTAGATTTATAAAAATGTCCCCTTGGATTTATGATAATCAAGAAATGTTAGACATTTCTCAATTCCCTAAAAATACCTTTGGTTTTGTTTATAGAATCAATCATTTACCAACTGATAAATCTTACATTGGTAAAAAAGTACTTTATCATAACCGTAAAACTAAATTAGGCAAAAAAGAACTAGTTCAATATGAAGGTTTAGTTGGTAGAAAACCTGTATATAAAATGGTTACTAAAGAATCAAATTGGGAAAAATATTATGGTTCAAACAAATCTTTATTAGAATTAGTTAAAACTGAACCTAAAGAAAATTTTAAAAGAGATATTTTAATCCTTGCCCCAACTAAAAAACTATTAACATATCAAGAAACAAAGTTTTTATTTGTTTTTAGAGTATTAGAAGAACCTGAAATGTATTTTAATGATAATATCCAAGGTAAGTTTTTTAGAAAAGACTTTGATATCTAATAATTTTTTTATATATTAACCATGTGATTAATGAATTATTAGTTAACTTGGTTAATTCTGTTCTAGGAACAGGTAAAAGGACTGCTAGGGGTAACCAAGCATATACTTGTCCTTTCTGTAACCATCATAAACCAAAATTAGAAGTTAATTTTACTGAAAATAAAAAAGGTAATAACCCATGGCAATGTTGGGTTTGTGGGAAAAAAGGTAAAACTATAGGTAGTTTATTTAAACAATTGAAACAACCATCACAAATGTTTCAAAAACTAAATAAATTAGTAAAAAATTCATTTATAGATAATGATACCCAATCATCTAATGAAATTTTAGAATTACCTAAAGAATTTAAATCATTATTAGATAATCAAGATATTATAGCAAGACATGCATTAGCATATCTTAAAAAAAGAAATATTACTAAACAAGATATTTTAAAATATAATATTGGATATTGTGATTCAGGGCGTTATATGAATATGGTTGTTATACCCTCATATAACAGTAATGGTGAATTAAATTATTTCACCGCGAGATCATTTGAAAAAGATCCTTACATAAAATACCGTAACCCCGAAGCGTCTCGCGATATTGTGCCGTTTGAATTGTTTATTAACTGGAATTTACCTATTACATTATGTGAAGGTCCATTTGATGCTATGGCAATAAAAAGAAATGTAATACCATTATTTGGAAAAAATATTCAACCTGCATTAATGAAAAAAATAGTTGGATCTAAAGTAGAAAAAATATATATTGCTTTAGATGACGATGCTATGGAACAAGCATTTAAATTTTGTGATATACTATTAAATGCCGGAAAAGAAGTTTATTTAGTAGAATTAGATGGAAAAGATCCAAGCGAATTAGGTTTCGAAAAATTCACTAAATTAATACAAAAAGTTTCTCCTTTAACCCAATATACACTTATGGAGAAAAAAATATCAATCATATGAAAACTAAAAAACGAAATATTAAAAAACGTTATAATAGAATCTTAGAAATATCTGAAGATGCAAAACAAATAACCTTACCAGATTCAAGATATTATAGGAGAAATGGAAGTTATTATCCGTCAATTACATATGTTTTAAGTTATTATCCAAAAGGTAAATTTTTTGAAGATTGGCTTAAAAAAGTTGGATATTCTTCTGAATATATAGTTAAAAAAGCTTCTGAACAAGGTACTCAAGTACATGAAATGATAGAAGATTATTTAAATGGTAAAGAATTAAATTTTCTTTCATCAAGTGGTTATCCTTCATATGATCCTGATGTTTGGCAAATGTTTTTAAGATTTGTTGAATGGTGGGATGAATATAAACCAACCCTATTAGAAACAGAAGTACATTTATTTTCAGATAAATTAAAAGTGGCTGGTACTTGTGATTTAGTTTGTGAAATAGATGGTGAAGTATGGATTATAGATTTCAAAACATCTAATAATATTCAAACAACCCATTATTTACAAACATCAATTTATTCAGAATGTTATAAAGAATGTTTTGGTAAAATGGCTGATAGACAAGGCATCTTATGGTTAAAATCAAGTAAAAGAAAAGCATCTAAGGATAAAATGCAAGGTAAAGGATGGGAAATGGTAGAATCTAAACGCACCCATGAAGAAAATATTGATATTTTTAAAACAGTTAAAAAATTATTTGATTTAGAAAATCCTAGACATTCCCCAATATTTACTGAATTCAAAACTACAGTTAAGCGAGACGTGTGATATTTATAATAAACATGTTTTTATGATCTCCTTAGTAGATTTACTTTTAGAAAATATAAATAAACCTAAAGCTGTATTTTTAGCTGGTCCCGCAGGTAGTGGTAAATCATCTTTTATTAAAGATAATATTCCTAATTTAAAAGTAATAAATATAGATGACACTTATGAAGAACTGCTAAAAAAAGCAGGATTAGATAAACCACAATCTGAATTCACATCAGATGAGTTATCTCAATCTTCTAAGTTAATGGGTCAAGCCCGTAAAGAAACAACATCTAAACTAAAAGATGCTCAAGAAGCTGGGGAAAATATAGTAATAGATGGCACAGGCGCTGCTTCTAATCCTATTTTAAAGAAAAAAAATCAATTAGAAGATTTAGGATATGACACTATGATGGTAATGATTTATGTTTCACCGTTAGTATCGTTAGAACGTAATAAATCTAGAGGGGATGCTGGAGGTAGATCACTTCGTCCTTCAATTATAGTTCGTACTTGGAATCAAGTAAATAAAAACGTTGATACTTTTGAAAATATGTTTGGAAATGATTTTATTTTAGTTAATAATGATCCAAAAGGTGCTGATAAAACATATAATGAAGAAGAAATAAAAAAATATTTTGATCAAGTAACAGCAGCTAGAGAATATAGTGATG